TGAAATGTTCCAATTTACTGTATATAAACCTGGTGGTTTTTATGGTTGGCACACAGATGGTCGTTCAGATCATTTTGGTAGTTATAAAAAAGCAATACCAGGTATTAATAAGAAAAATAAATATGGTAAATTTCCAGAAGGCCTAACTGATAATGATTTTATGGTAGGTTTAAATAGAAAGATATCGGTTACTGTAAATTTAACAGATAAAAAGAATTATAAAGGTGGTGATTTGCGATTTGACTTTGGTGCTCATAGTGCTAAAAGGTATCACACAATTACTCAAGCAAGAGAACAAGGAAGTATTATAGTTTTTCCTAGTTTTTTACATCATCAGGTTACACCTGTCACAACTGGAACTAGATATTCTTTAGTATTGTGGACACTAGGACCCCCATTTAAATAATCCATAAATAGTAATATGACAAATATAGAATTTTTTAATAAACATAATTATCTGTTAATAAAGGAATTTATTCCTAGATCACTAGCAGACTTTTTATATCATTATGGTAAGACATATGTTCTTGCAACAGATGTTATGGTAAAAACAAAATATCATAGATACCATGAAGACGTATTTGGTGGTTTTGGCGATAGTCAAATACCAGGTACGTTTAAACGATATGGCGATCCTGTTATGGATTCTTTACTTACTTATTCATGGAAAAGTATGGAAGAAAATACAGGCATGAAACTTCAACCAACGTACAGTTATTGGAGATTGTATAGAGAAAATGATGTTTTAGAAAGACACAAAGACAGACCAAGTTGCGAAATATCTACAACATTATGTTTAGGATATGATGTTTCAAATACAGACAAAGACTATAACTGGCCTATGTTTGTAGAAGAAACAGGTTCATATAAAGATTTACCAGGCAAACCTATTCACATGAAACCAGGCGATATGATTATTTACAAAGGTTCTTTAATAGATCACTGGAGAGAAGCATTTAAAGGCAGAAATCACTGTCAAGTATTTTTACATTATAATGATTTAAATGGCCCATATGGCAAATTAACAAAATACGATACACGACCTTATGTTGCTCTACCAGGTGATTTTAATAACCTTGAGAAAAGAAAAAAAATAAAAGAAATACATGATAGTATTGTAGACCAAAGACTTAATAAAGAAGGATTAGATCCTGATAAGTATGGTCACAAAAAATTACCTGACACATATAATGAGCAAGATAAAAATAGAAAAACTTAACGAAGTATATCTTAAAATTACTGCTGACGCTGATGTTCGTAGAGAGTTGTCAGACTATTTTTCCTTTGAAGTTCCAGGATATAAGTTTACTCCACAATATAGAAATAGAGTTTGGGATGGTAAAATAAGATTATATTCATACGCAACAGGTCAAATGTATGTAGGACTTGTAGAATATTTAATTGATTGGTGTAAAAAAAATAATGTTGAATATGATATACCAGATAAATTATTAGTAAAACCTAATACCTTTAGTAAAGCAGATTTAGTACAACTTTTAGAACAATTTAAATTACCCATTGAGCCTAGGGATTATCAGATGGATGCTATGGGATATGCAATGGACCGACAAAGAGCATTGCTTTTATCTCCTACTGCCTCAGGTAAATCACTAATAGCATATATGTTTGTAAAATATTGGTTGATGAAAGCTGAAGATATAAATGGCGCAGATGTAATTCCTAATGATAAGAAGATTTTAATTATAGTACCTACAACTTCTTTAGTAGAACAACTTTATAAAGACTTCAAGTCTTATGGTTGTGATGTAGAAAATATCATAACAAGAAAATATCATGGTTACGAAATAGATGAAACAAAACCAGTTTTAATATCTACATGGCAATCTTTATATAAACTACCTAAAGAGTTTTTTGCTCAGTTTGGCGCTGTAATAGGTGACGAGGCACACTTGTTCAAGGCAGTATCATTAACTAAAATAATGACAAAACTTGTAGATTGTCCTTGGCGTATAGGTATGACAGGTACTTTAGAAGATTCAAAAACACATAAACTAGTATTGCAAGGTTTGTTTGGTCCTGTTAAACAAGTTGCACAAACAAGAAAACTTATAGAAAAAAAACAATTAGCTGATTTGAAAATATATTGTTTGGTAATGAGATATTTAGATGGTACAGCTAAAAAAATGTCAGGTGTTAAGTACCATGAAGAGTTGGAGTATCTGGTAACAGATGAAAGTAGAAATAAATATATAAGAAACTTAGCTTGTGGTTTACAAGGTAATACATTATTACTATTTCAATTAGTTGAAAAACACGGAAAGGGTTTATATGAACTTATTAAAAACAAAGTTGGCGCAGATAGGAAAGTATTTTTTGTCTATGGTGGGACGGACACAAAACAAAGAGAAAAGATTAGAGAAATTACTGAGCAATCAGATAACGCCATTATCGTGGCTTCGTATGGAACTTTCAGTACGGGCATTAATATACGGAACTTGCATAACATTATTTTTGCTAGCCCTTCTAAGTCAAGGATAAGAAATCTACAAAGTATAGGTAGAAGTTTGAGAATAGGAGAAAATAAAGCAAAGGCGACCTTGTATGATATTGCAGATGATATGACATACAATGGAAAGAAAAACTACACACTTTCACACTTTCAACAAAGAATAAATATTTACAACGAGGAAGGTTTTAGTTATGAAATTCACACTGTTGATTTAAAATCCTAATATGGCTAAAATAGACACAGTAAACGCTAAAATTATTAAACTTGTTTCAGGTGAGGAAATATGTTGTACTCTCTCTAAAGAACAAATAAAAGAGAAGTCAGCTATGTTGAGAATAGATGAGCCAATGTTAATTAAATATGTGCCTAGAGTTGACGCATTAGGAGTGTCAGATTACATTGCCTTAGTTAAATGGGTTGGGTTTACAGATGATAAGATAATATCTATACCAAAAGATAAAATAATGACAATATGTAATGCCACGGCACCCTTTTCAGCTAGATATAAAAAACTATTAACTTATAAAGTAAAACAGAAACTACCTGATTATATAGAAAGAGATTTGTCAGCTGATGAATATGAAGATATGTTAAATGATGATGAGGAACTAACTAAAAGTAGATTACGAGAACTTGCTGAGAGTTTAAATATTCCTAAAAAGAAATTACATTAGGTAGCTAAGTTCCCTGGTGATTCACCCACATGGGTATTATACACCAGAAACCTCAATTTGTCAAGCAGTGAAAAGATTATGTTATTTGGAAATACTTGTATTGATAATTTTTTAAATAATCCACAAAATGTAGTAGATGTGGCTAATTCGTGTACATATTCTAATGATGGTGTATCACCTGGAAAAAGATCAGAACCTTTACATATAGTTAATTATGATTTATATAACTACATAAACGTAAAAATTTTATCTTCTTTATATCCAAATGAGTCAGAAACAGTGCAATTTAAGTCACTTTCAGTCTTTCAAAAAATACCTGCAGGTATAGATTATGACGGTTGGATACACACGGACAAAAGATCAATACTAACTGCTATTATATTTCTATCAAATTCAAATGCAGGTACATCAATATATGAACCTAAATCATCTTTTTTTATACCTGATAATACAGATAATATAAAACAAGATTATTTTAAGAATCCTAATAGTTTATCAAAAGAAAAAAAAGAAAAATATCATAAAATAAGAGAAAAGTGGGCAAGTAATTATGAAGAAACTATATCTTACAAAGGTAAATACAACAGAATGATTTGTTTTGATGGTTTTAACTATCATAATGCTCATGTACATAAAGGTACTGAAGACAGACTCACACTAATTACATTTTTTGACGAAATAACCATAAAGGATAAAAACATAAAATATCCTTTACCAACCATTAGAGGGAGTTGACAAAAAACATTGTTTATTGTATAATAGAACTATGGCAAGAACAAGAAAAAGAAGTGAACATTACGTTGACAATAAGAAATTTTTAGAGGCAATGACCGAGTTTAAAGATCGTTGCGACAAGGCAAAAAAAAGAGGAAGAAAAACACCACCAGTAACCGAGTATATAGGTGAATGTTTTTTAAAAATTGCAAATCATTTATCATATAGACCTAATTTTATTAATTACACATTTAGAGTGCGATCTCTGCTCCCTCGAGAGTTTCCCTGTCAGTGCCGAGTAGGTCAGTTGCTGTCTTATTAAAGCTGAAAATTTGGCCTGGTAGCTCGAATGCAATGAAGCCTTCATCGATCGTTTCAAGGACTTGTTGTAATTGCATCCTTGAGTGTCGCAGTTCCCTGTCAGCTTCCGAATAGGATTTAATTAACGATCGTAGGCGCATATTTTCTTTCTGTTTGGGTTTAATTTTTGGCGCAATAATAGCGTAATGGAAACCAGACAAGAGGAGATGCGGGATCAGGTTGCT